AGAGCGATAACGATCTTGATGACAAAGCATTAGCAATGGTTAAAAAAGGTTTAGGACTCTAAAACCGAGGGTACAAATATACCCAGACAAATTTACAAGCACCTTACAGAGGATTTTGAAGGGGCATTTTTTATGGCAATTACTATGACAGCTCCAAAAAAACTTAAAACTGGTAAAAACCAAGGCAAAACTCAAGTTAGAGGACCTTCTAATAGATATAAAGAGTTTTATGAATCTTGGAATACAGACTATATTCAACCAGCTATGCAAGACATGGTTAAGAAAAAATCTAAAAAAAGAAACGCATGAAAAAGGCAACTGAAGAGCAATTTAACGAACTCCACCAGTTAGTCACTAAAGAATTTTTATCCAGAGTTAAAAGTGGTGAAGCTACTACTCAAGATTTAAAAGC